ATGAGTGCAAGCACAAGATGTACAAACACCTTACCACATGGCGACACCTATACGATAAGTGTCCAATGACAGCCAACCGAGCGTGCGACTACGTCATCAACTTACAGATACTTGATGACTGTGATGATGGTTTTGTCGAGGGTATCGAGGGTATGTGCTATGACGAGAAGTATCGTGGTTGGGACAGCCAACGTGTGTTTGATGACCTATACAAACAACAGCAACAAGATGGTGGTTCTGGTGGTAACGAGTCAGGAGATGGTGGTGGACAACCCCATTCGTCGCAACAGCCGTTCGATGAGCATGACTGGGAAGGTGCAAAGGAGATGACTGACGAGGAGAAAGATCAACTCGCCAAAGACATTGACGATGCAATACGTCAGGGTGCTATCACCGCAGGTAAGATGGGTACAGGTGGTGATCGTACAGTAGCCGATCTACTTGAGCCACAGGTCGATTGGCGTGAGGTGTTGCGTGAGTTCATCACTGACACTTGCAGTGGGTCTGACTACGCCACATACAACCGACCTAATCGCAGACTGTTACATACTGGTGTGTACTTTCCAAGCGGTATCACCGAACAGGTTGACGAGTTAGTGTTGGCTATTGACACATCAGGGTCTATCGGACAGCGTGAGTTGACAGCGTTCCTATCTGAGATCAAAGGTATCTGCGACACTGTACACCCCAAGAGCGTGCGCGTTATCTACTGGGACACCGAGGTGTGTGCCGAAGAGGTTTACAGCATGGAGCAACTCGACACACTGACACAATCTACAAAGCCCAAAGGTGGTGGGGGTACTGACGTTACCTGTGTAACACGTTACATGGCAGAGAATGGCATCAAGCCACAAGCAACAATCATACTGACTGATGGTTATCTGTTCGGTAGTTGGGGTACGTGGGATTGCCCAACACTGTGGTGCATACTCGACAACAAAGGTGCGACAGCTAACTGTGGCAAAACAATTCACATCAATTCAGGAGATATGTTATGAGTAAATATAAAGTAGTTATGAGTGAGACAATAGTGTACAGCTATGACGTTGAAGCTGAGAATGAGCAAGAAGCGAGAGATGTAATCTATACGGGTGACTACGACCTAGATACATACAAAGTGTATGACTCGTTTAACATTCAAATAGATGACGTTATGGAGATCAAAGATGAGTGAGTCATTCAACATGGGCATGGAAGCCGTACATCGACGCATGGAGTGGGACAGTGCAGTCCAAGAGGTAGAGGAAGCAGTGAGGTTTCGGTTAGAAGCTATGGCGACACGCTATGACAAGTCAACCGAAGAAGATAGAGAACGTCTTGCACAAGCATGGGCAAGAATACTACAAGGTTAACCCTGTACTCCACTGGAGTACACACAAAATGAGGATACAACTATGGCAATATATCAATATCATCTTAACTCGTTTCACGATGTCGCTAAACATTACGACAGCATCAAACCAATTCGAGGTACAGAGATACGACCACTCGGTGATCGTGCGCGTAAGTGGGAGCATATCGTCAAGGTAAATCGTAACAAGTACATACTTACTAACATATTACCCGATGACGAACCCAACTGGATATACCAAGAAAACTACAAGGGTATGATTGATCGTGCGCCTATTACATGGACACGCAACCCTCGCACTGGTATCGAGACACTACGCATTCGCAACGGCAGTGGTCAACACGCGCATACGTCATTGTACTCATTCTTGTACAGGGCGTTACCATACAGTATGGATTTCTATGTTGAAGGTGGTAAGCAGTTCGTCAAAGCCAACAACGAGCATGGTGTATTCCAATCACACTTTTTACCCAAGAGTACGTGGGTACACGAAACGTATTACGAGCATTGGAAAGAAGCCAAAAGCAAGAACAAATACTATTTCAACCCCGATGATGTATACACCAAGCGTGATGACAAGGCGTATCTTGAGTTCGAGCATACGGAGTGGAATTGCCCAGTGACAGGTAACAAAGGTACTAAGTTTGTCCTAGTGCATGGGCAACACAAAGAACCTGTAACACGTTATCGTATCGACAAGAGAGCCAAGCGTAAGTACGGACAGGCTTGTAAAGACCTTGTCGAGTGGGCGTGGACAATGCGCGACTTACTTGTTGACTCGTACCAAAACGACTGGCAAACACGCAACAGGGTGAGAGATGATGCAGGTGATTGTCTCACTAGCAACTCCGAGTTCTGTAATATGTTACTCAATGAAGATGACGAGAGACGTACGCCTGTTGTTGCGTGGATACTGGGAGACATGACTTCGTACGACTGGCACACACAGGTAACGTCAGTAACCGATGATCCACAAAAGTTCCGCAGACAGTTCAACAACAAGGTGAACGAGTTGGCAGGGTTCAAGACCAAACACAGAGAATTCATTGCAAAGGATAGATCATAATGGCTAGATATATAGATATAAACGGTAGCAAGAGAGATGTATGGCTTGTAAAAGAGATGCAAGAGCGTAAGAGTGATGCAACACGCAAACACGAACAAACCATCATAGACCATAACGCATCACAGCGTGTGGCGTGGAATGAATTTGTGGCATTGGCAACCGCACACTTACCAAAAGACGTTACGCTACATTACACGAATGGCGATTTGAGTAGGTGTAGATTGTACTTACCCAATGACTTTATGGAGATGGGCGAGTTGATGATGGAAGAACATGATGGGGAAAGGTTGTATCATGTAACTAGCCACCACATAACTAACAGGCGATTCTGCCCATACAACAGTCCGTGGGAGTATCGCACCCGAAGCACCAAGTCGATAGACAAAGCCGTCAAGAATGCACGCACTGCACTGCGCCCTAACACACTAGCAGATGTAGCTAGGGTATGTAGCGAAAGAGTCAAGGATTGCGTAAGTAATATGAAGCATGATGCGGAGCGTGACTTCAGAACCGCTACAGCTAAGCTAGGTTTCAGTGGGCTTTACTCTCACGAAAAATTACCCCCCATACTTGATGACATAATACGTCAGACTGACATGGGGTTGGTGCGCCTAAGTGAGGAGTCCGACAAACTACTAAGTGATTTTAACAGGTACAGAAGTATTGCTAAGAACGCGGATTCGTATGAGTATGCTACGTTGTGTTGGGTGCATACGAATCATGCGGGCGACCAAGTGGTAGAGACACACGACTTGCGTGTGGGTCAAGGCTCTGTAGTGGAAGACAATGGTAAGGGGCTTACTGCATACAACAAGGATTACTGCGCTCGCAGTAAACAAACATACTGTAACAACGTACCAGAAGATGTACAACATAAGGTATCTGTGTTGAGTATCTTAGATAATAATCAATATGTGGAAGAAGTTGGATATAAGTATTCAGATAGTGTATATTTCATATTCAAAGATCAATAATAATGGTGTACTCCAATGGAGTACAAGGAGTGATGTATGGCTATGACACCTGAAAGAAAGGTCAAGAAGAAAGTGGCTGACTATTTAAGAAGTATAGGTGCATACTTTTTCTACCCCGCAACTGGTGGGTATGGTAGAAGTGGTGTGCCTGACATAGTTGGTTGTTATAAAGGAAGGTTCTTTGGTATAGAGTGCAAGGCGGGTACAAACAAACCTACTGAGTTACAGAAGAACGAGTTAAAGCAAATCGCCCAAGCAGGTGGTATTGCTACTGTAACCAATGAGGATACAATACACACCCTTCAATATATATTGAATGGTTTACCCGAACCTAACCCTGACCAACTGGAACTAGACCTATGACTGAATTAGTAGCAAACCCTGTAGTAAAAGCTGAACTAGAACCCATTGACGTAGCGATACGCAAAGAGCGTAAGCGTGTGTGGGATTTAGAAGATGAGACTGGTGAAGAGGTACACTCTCACTATCTTGAATACCTATGTCGTGCTAAAGCGCGTGGCGTACAGCACATTGTATTAAACTTTTAGGAGAACACTATGGTAGATGCAAGCCCCCAAGAATGGGACGAACTAAGAGACAAGCACCCTGAACTTATTAAGAAGTATGAAAACTTTTTATCCGAGGTGGGTGACGATCCAGTCAACAATCCGAACCATTACAATACAGGTGGCGTGGAGTGTATTGAGGGTATCGAGTCTAGTATGAGTCCTAACGCGTTTCTAGGTTATCTCAAGGGTAACTGTATGAAATATATGTGGCGTTATGAATACAAGGGTAAGCCCCTTGAGGATTTAGAAAAGGCTCAATGGTATCTCAATCTGCTTATAGAACGGATTAAGTAATGGATTTAATTACGTTAGACTTTGAGACGTATTACGACCAAGACTTCTCACTGCGTAAACTCACGATGGAAGAATATATCCGCGATCCGCGCTTTGAGGTTGTGGGTGTAGGTGTTAAAGTAAACAGTAACGATACAGAGTGGGCGAGTGGAACGCATGAGCAAATTAGTAGGTACTTACATTCTTTTGATTGGGGCAACGCTATGCTCCTTTGTCATAACACTTTGTTTGACGGTGCTATTCTTTCTTGGCTCTTTGATATACAGCCTCGCGTCCTTGCTGATACTCTTTGCATTGCTCGTGCATTGCACGGTGTCGAGGTTGGTGGATCTCTTCATGCTCTTAGTCAAAGGTATAATCTTGGGGCTAAAGGCACGGAGATTTTAAATGCCAAAGGCAAACGTAGGGTAGATTTCACACCAGAAGAACTTAGCAGATATGGCGACTACTGCGTTAACGATGTAGAGTTAACCTATAAGTTGTTCATGCGTATGGCTAAGAACTTTCCCAAACAAGAGATGCGCATCATTGATATGACGTTGCGTATGTTCACCGAACCAATGCTTGAACTAGACTTAGGTTTACTCGAACAGCATTTGGCTAACACTAAAGAAATCAAGGAAGACTTAATCAAATCTAGTGGTGTAACCCAAGCTACGCTTATGAGTAATCTCAAGTTTGCTCGAGCACTGGTATCACTGGGTGTAGAACCGCCAATGAAAACAAGCCTAACAACAGGCAAGGAAACACTAGCCCTAGCTAAGAATGATGAAGGGTTTAAAGCATTACTTGAACACGAAGATCCAAGAGTACAGGCACTGTGCACTGCACGTTTGGGTACTAAAAGTACGTTAGAAGAATCACGTACTGAGAGGTTTATAGGTATTGCTAAACGTGGATTAATACCTATCCCAGTGAGGTACTATGCCGCACACACTGGTAGATGGGGTGGTGATGACAAGATAAACATACAGAATCTACCTAGTCGTGGTGTCAATGGTAAGAAGTTGAAGTCCAGTATCATCGCGCCAGTAGGTTACACTATAGTTGACTGTGATTCATCACAGATTGAGGCGCGTGTACTTGCATGGTTGGCAGGGCAAGACGACCTAGTCAAAGCATTTGCTAACAACGAAGATGTGTATATCAAAATGGCATCTAAGATATATAACGTCAAAGAGGAAGACGTTACCAAAGAACAGAGGTTTGTAGGTAAGAGTACGATACTCGGTGCAGGTTATGGCATGGGGGCTGTACGATTTGCTGAACAGTTGAAGTCCTTTGGTACTACTATATCTGTAGATGAGGCGCGTAGGATTATATCTATCTACCGAGATGCTAATTGGAAGATCAGTCAATTCTGGCGTAACTGTCAGAATATGTTGGTTGAGATGTCGAGAGACAAGTTAATTACGTTCGGAGCTAAAAACATTGTTAAGGCTGTGCGCACACAAACAGGTTATGGTATAGAGTTGCCAAGCGGTTTAGTTATGCGATACGATGATTTACAGTACGAACAAGGCGAACGTGGCGTGGAGTTTAACTATAAGACACGACGAGGTCGCACAAGAATCTACGGTGGTAAGGTTACAGAGAATGTGTGCCAAGCTATCGCTAGGTGCATCATGGGTGAACAGATGTTGGCAATAGCCAAGCGGTACAAGCCTGTACTTACAGTGCATGATTCCGTGGTATGCTGTGTACCTACTGATGAGTTAAACGAAGCTAGACAATACATAGAAGATTGTATGAGTACAACACCATCTTGGGCAGAGGGTATGCCTATCACATGTGAGTCTGGCATTGGTCAATCTTATGGAGACTGTGAATAATGGCTAAAGATAAAATTGAAGAAGCAATAAAAGAAGCACACGAGGCGGCTGACGAAGCTATTGATGAACTACAAGAGGACATCCAAGAAGCAAAAACTGATGTTATGGCGTGGTTAAAAGAAGAATGCACCTTTAAGCGTTCAGAACTAATAGTTGTAGGCGCGTGTGTTATAGCGGCTTTGTGGGCTGTAGGTAGCGTGTAATGAGTATAACGCCTTGGTCTTTCAGCAAAATAAAATCCTTTGAACAATGTCCGAAGAAGTTTTATCATCTAAAGATAGCAAAGGATTATAAAGAGCCTGAGACTGAGGCGATGCTTTATGGTACTGCTGTGCACGAAGCGGCAGAGGAGTACATTCGAGATGGAAAGCCGTTG